ACAGGGTTTGCGTGGCCAGCAGAAGCAGCCAGCTCAACGAACCAAGCGTTGTGCTCGCCGTCATCGTGCATCTCCTCGCCGTCCCAGCGGCATTCCCGCGCCAAGAGAAAGACTTCCGGCGTCGAGTAGACGAGGCCGTGCGTGAGATGCCAGCCGAGGGTTTCCTCGAAGCTCTCGTCCGTGACGTGGTTGTCGTGCCATGCTTTTGCCTTTTGCCATGGGGTCATGCGTTAGGCTGCTCTGGCTAGAAAGCCGCACATGAAGGTGCCATTGGGATGCACCGCCGAGACGGACTGCGTAGTGCCGGATGCTTGAACAGCGTATAGCTCAACGTAATCCGTGGTGCCATTTAGATACACAACGTCAGACACGTTAGACAAAAAAGTCTGCTGGTTGGTGTGAATGCCGGCGGCGACCTCCGATCCGTTTTTGTATATGTCTGCGCGCAGATACTGCGGAGCCGCCAGAACGTAAACCGAAGCATAGATCTGGTAATAACCAGCAACGGACGGCGTGAACCGGCTGCTGGCAAAGTTGTTGTTAGTGTCAAACGACTCAGACGCCAAGTTGACCTTTGCCGCCGTGTTGTTGGGCAACGATGTCGTTGTTGTGGCATACGCCCGAAACGCCGGCCCATTCCCCACCACGTTGGCCGCCAGCTTGGCCTGCGCCACGCTTGCATCCGGCAGCGTCACAGTCTTGCTGCTCAAGTCCAGCGTTGCCGCCATCTTCGCCGCCGTCACATTTGCGTCCAAAATCTTTGCCGTGGTGATCTCATCGTTGGCCACCGCCACCGTTGGCGCCGCCGCTGAGTTGAGCTTCGCGGGCGTCACGGTCTCGCCGCTGGTCCATGTGTATCCTGCTGTTACGGTTGCCATAATTATTCTCCTTAGTTGTTAAGCTGCATTGCGCGTCTCAGTCGGCGGCCTCGATGGGCCGGCAGCCTCAATGCTGACGTTGCGGATTTCGGGCCGGTTGGCCGTGGTTTCAAATTGCAATTCGCAGTAGTGCGCTTTGGCGCGAATCGGTTGCTTCAAAGTGTAGTCTTCGCTCAAGCCCGAGGTGTTCGTCTGCCCTGGCACCAGCGTGATCTCGGCGTCAGGATTGATCGTGATTGCTTTGACCGTGACGCTGGCGGTGTCCGGCAGCACCACATCGGCGAGCGAGCGGACGAAGCGCTTGGTGCTCATGCTGCCCAATCCGTAGCGGCGCGTGCGGATCTTGCCGGGGACCGGTGTGATAACATTGGCCTGCGCGTCCGGCGACTGGTCGCCTTCTTCGATCTCGTCGAGGAGCATGAGCTTGCCCGCCTTGTTACTGACGAAGAGGCGGCGCTCGTTGGCGCGGGTTGCGACGACGAAGTCATCCACGCCGAAAGCGTAGATGTCGCGGGTCTCCCACTGGTCGTTCAGCGCATTGTAAAGGAAAACACCGTTGTTGTTGTCCGCGCCGGCCAGCGGGACGGCGAGGTAGTAGCGGTTGGAATACCAAAGCCCGACTGAGTTTTTGACGAGGCTGTCGTTGAGGTCTTCAAGCTGGTTGGCAATCGGGTCCGAGAGAGGCTTGGTGTCGCCGCGAAGTTTAAGGTCGAGGCGGCTGTCGAGGCGGTAGACGCCGGAGTCACTCAGGAAATAGACGAACTGCCCCGCCGTGGCAACGGACCGGCGGGCCGCGCAGCCGACCTCATCGGTGAGGAGCGTGAGCTTGGAGAGCGCCGTGTCAATGGCCGTAGAGGCGCCGTCCACGCTGGCAAACTGGTTGACCTCTGCGAGCCAGATGCTCTTGCGGCAGAAGACGAGGAAGCTGTTCTCCACCCACGGATGCACCGCGACGACGAAGTCATTGCTGCCCGCACCGGCGCGGAAAGACTGCCAGTAAGGATCGTAGGTGTTGGCGTCCAAAATATCGCTGATCAGCACGTTGTTCTTGCCGTCCGGCAGGACGAGGCGGTTGTTGATGTAGGTGCCCCACGCCGTTGACCTCATGGTCTTGTAGGTCGCCGAGAGTCCGGTCGGCACGCCTGCGGGGCTGCGGACGAAGGCGGTAGCGATGCCGTCCCAGTAGAGCGGCGCCTTGACGCGGCGCACGGTGCGTCCGCTGGTCGTGGCGTCAGAGGCGGTGCCGCTGGGGACGGTGATGGTAAAGCTGTTGGTGGAGGACGTGGCGATGTCGTATTCCACGCCATCAAAGGCCGCGACAGTGCTCCCCTCGATGCGCACGCGGGCGCCAGCGGGAAATCCGTGGCCGGTCAGGTTGACGGTCGCCGTGGTGGACGCCACCGTGATGCCGCCGGTGGTCACGTTCTTGATCACCCAGCCCGGACGCGAGGCATCGGCTTCGCGGAACAAGTAAAGGCGGTCGTTGGCCTGCACCATGCTGACAGTGTCAGTCGGCTCGATGACCTCGTCCGGCGATGTCGGGTAGCCCAGTTCTTGAGGTAGCACGCTGATGACGATTGTGTCGCCGTTCTCGTCCACGATTTCTTCTCCGGTGTCAGTGACCAGAAAGCCGCCCGACCAGACACCGGCGAAGGATTGGTTGTCGTCCAAGAGAATCGTGTAAGCGCGGTCGCCGCCCGCCAGCACGACGATCTCGGCGCTTTGCACCTGATCGGGCGAGCGGTAGACGCTGGCCGCGAAGATGCCGCCGCTGTAGACGCTCTGCACCACCGGCGCGTTGGGCGCAGGGTTAAGCACAAAGGGAACCGTGAGCGGCGATGAGGCCACGCTGATGGCATCCGCCATGCGCTTGGCGCCCTTGCGCGTCACCGCCACTCCGCGATCAAGCCGCATGTTCTCCGAGAGCTGGAGCATGCCAGCAGGCAGCGCAACCGGATTGATTCGGCTGGCATAACCAGCGAATCCGGCATCGCCGTCGCGGAGGATGGGGCTTTCTAGGGGCATTTAGCGAAAGACGGAAACGCAGCAGCTTGCGATGTCGTTGGTCATCGCTTGGTTAGCGCCATTGTCTGTTACGACACGAAGCGCCGTTGTCGTTGGCGCGACAGATTGTTTTGCCGATAATGAAGGAACCCCAATCGCGCTGTCGGCTCCGGCGCCAAACGTAAAACAATAGTTTGCGTCAGGCAGCGCGGTCGTGAACGTAATGGTGTAATCACCGGTGCCATTTTTTAGCACGCTGGACACATTCCCGCTGGCGCGAATCTTTACGTTGGCGCCGTTGGTCGAAGCTCCAGTGTCCGCCTCGTTGCGCGTTCCATCAAAGTTGACCCAAGCACGGCAGCCATAGATCGGCGCCGAGCCTGTTTGCGCCCCGCTCAACTTGGCTGCGGTGACATTCGCATCTGTAATCATCGCCGTGACAACCTTGCTGCTACCAATAGCCGTCACACCAGCATTGCTGATCGTCACGTCGCCAGTCACAGCAACCTTGGTCGCCACATTGCTGCCGTTGCCGACAAGGAGGTTGGCGCTGTCAAGAGCCGCGAGCTTGCTGAAGGCAATCGCCGCCGCCGCGTCAATGTCCGCATTGATCAGCCCGCCGCGCACCACGCTGGCGGCGACACGCTTGGTCAGTCCGCTCTGCTCGATGACGAACTCGTCGCCGGATGCGATGGTGGTTGCTTGTGTAAGTTGTCCGATTGTCTTGGCCATAGTGTTTTAGGATTTGCTGGTTAAAACGTAAGAAAGGGTCTTGGCGTTGTTGCGCTTCATCTCCGACTGCACGGTGGCGATCAGGGAATCCCATTGCCCGCCAGCACGCGGGACCGTCTGACAGCCTTCCGAGGATGTCGTGCGGCCGGCGGCGTGGATGTTTATTCCAAAAAACCCAGTCTCTTCCTTGTCGCCGCGATGCACTGTCACCGGACCAGCCTGCACCAAGGCGGTGTAGGGGTTGCCGGTGCGCAGGCCGTGCTTGCCGATCTTGTAGCGATATACGCCAGCCTTGAGCTGCGCCATCGGCTTGCGGGCCTTCGGGTTCCACCCAAGCCGCGTCGGGTCCACGTTGGCGTTCCATGCAACATGAGCGTTCGGGGAGATCAAAATGATGGCGTCATCGAAAAGTCCGACATCGTTCTTGCCCTTCGCGCCCATGCTATCGCGGTAGTAGCCCCTAATGCCGACCAGACACACCGGATCGCTGACACCGGCGGACTTCAGTTGCCGCTCGGTGTCTTGCCGTTTTTGCTGTGGCCGGTTTTTCGGGATCACTTGCTTGGTTTATCGACGATGCTAATTCCGGCTGGCCAATTCAGCGGCAGCGGCCTCCACGGTCACGGGGCCGACGTAGCCGTCCAACTTGAGGTGCTGGCCACGGCCGTGCGTGTTAAGCAGGGCTTGGATCTGCTTCCCGTAGTCCTTCAAGATGTTCGCCGGCAAGCGCGTGATGGCTATGTCGAGGATGCCCCAGATGATGCCGGCGACCACCGCCTCGTTGAGACCGAGGGCGCGGACATCGAGGCCGCTCTTGGTGGCGATGTAGGTCAGCGCAGCGGCCGCCGCTCCGGTGACCAGCTTTTGCAGGATCGGCCCGCCACGGCTCAAGAGCAGGCGGACAAGTTGTTTTTCAATAAAGGTTTTCATTCGGTTGGCTTTCTCCATTCTTTGAAATCGCTGATCAGCTCGCCCACGTTCGGGACGTAGGTGATCATCACCTTGATGCTTCCCCAGTCGCCGGCCTGCGTCTTCTCGCCGTCCACGGGCGGAAGGGGAATGGTCACGCAGCCACCAAGCACTAGTGCGGCGGCGAGCGTGAAGGCGAACTGGGGGCGGCACCGCATTAGAGTCGGGCGTTATTGTCCTTGGCCTGCACCAAGCCCCAGCCCGCGAGGATGCTGGTGATGATGAGCGCCAGATCAGGGATCTGCTCAGTTTGCAGGTATTCCTTCCCGCCGGTCGCAATAGCGATAAGCATGGTTAGGATGCCGATGGTCGTTGTTTTCCAGTTGCGCATGGTTATTTCTCTTTCTGTTTTCTCCGTAGGTCGTGGAGGACCGAAATTAGTGTGACCACACCGACCGCGAGGCCGATGATAAGGCCGGCGACCCGCAGGTAGACTTCAAGCTGGCTGACCAGCGAGACGGCCGCGCTGCCGATACTGGCGAACGTGCCCAAGGCGCCGCGCTCAAGTGTCGTCATGTGATGTTGCAAATAGCTCATGTTTACTTCTCCAAATAATACGCTTCAGTGATTTCGCCCCGGTGCCCGCGCTTGAAGTTTGCTTCCCACGCTTCCCACATCGCGCCGTCCTCGCCCGAGGTCAGCGGAATCGAGCCGAAGTCTTTGTCGTAAGACCATTTTTTGCCGTAGACGAAAATGGCGTAGGCGTGCCCACGGCTCCGGTCGGCCTCCTGCCAGCGGACAATAAGCACCTTCGCCGGGACACCCTGCTTGGCCATGATCTCCCGCGCCGCGATGGCTGCGGGCAGGCAGGCGTTGACCTGCTCCTGCGCCGTGTTGCAGGCGGGCAGCGCAAAGGTGAAGGCGATGGCGAGGAGGAAGCGCATTAGGTGGTGAGGGATTGCAGCAAGGCGTTGGACAGGCGCTTGGGGAAGTAGGCGATGCGGCGGATGTGGCCGCTTAGTTCGCCACCAGCAAACGCCTCCGCACCAAGCCGCAAATGGGTCGCCGCTGTCGGAACACCAACCGCCGTGTTGGTATCCACCGCTGCGCCATTTAGAGTAGCGGCGTGGTCATTAGCCTTGTAACCCAAAATTCCACGATAAACGGTTCCCGCTACAACAGAAAGCGCGTCGATTGTTGTGAATACATCAGATATGGCAACTTGCGCTACAGTTCCGAATAATCCAACTCGGTTTCCAATAGTTTCGTTGTCTGCTACAAATATCGAGCCACTGCCAGCAATAGAATATCTGCTAAACTCCGCAAACAAAGTCCCCTCCGAAGCATTATAGAACGAAGAGATCGGGTTCACGATGGCCGAGTCCGCGCTGCGGGTCACGGCGGCGGAGGTCGTCGGAATGTAGCTGGTGGCGAAGGCGCCTTGCTCAAGCTGCGGGGCGGCTATGCGGAGGGTTAGGTCGATGGGGTTGCCGTTGGTGTAGGCGATTTCGTAAATGCCAAGGGCGAAGTTAGTGCTTCCGTTGTTAAAGGTGCGCGTCACAGACGACCGCTGCGATGCCAGCGAGGCCGTTGTTGGCGTTAGTGTCGCCGCTGTGTTGGCCAAATTAGCGCCACCAGAAGCGCGTTCGGCTGTGTAAATGCGAACCGTTGCGCCGCTCAAGGAGCCAGCCGCGAGCTTGCAATACGTTGAAAATGTCCATGTCTGGCCGGACGACGCGCTGATTTGGGTTGCGGATTCCGGCGTCGGGTAGACGAAGCCGTTGGATGTCGGCGTGCCCGAGTATTTGATGTCGATGTAGGCCAGCCCGTCTTCGGTGCCCGTTCCAATAATCTCGCTGGTAATCCCGTTGGCATTTGCGGTGATCACCCAATTAGTCGGCATTACCCCGCCGCTCCCAATCACCCCATTGGTCGAACCACCAGCCTGCGAGTTGCGGATGCTATTGGTCCGCGACTCCTCGATGAGAAGCCCCAGCGAGCTGCCGCCGGAATGGTCAAAGCGCGGCGTGTCGCTGCTGGCCGTTTGCAGCACGCCATCGGCATCAAAGTAAGTCGCGTCCGATGCCCGCGTGAACGCAATCGCCGGCCCGGTCCCGTTGTTCAGCGTCTTCTCCCCGGCAAAGTCGCGGCTGAAGGTCGGGCGCACGATGGCGCCGGACCCAGCAGAGAGCGTCAATGTCGGGGCGAGAACCATTAGGCGGTGTAGGCGATGATCCGGCCGCTGTGCAGGTCGATGGCGGTGAACTTGCCGAAGAGCACGGTGCCCGCCGGAATGACGGGGGCGCTGGCGTCGGTGGTGTTCGCAATGTCGGCGATGTTGCCGGTCAGCGTGTGGAACTTGGCGTCGGCGAGCACCTGGATGGCGAGCCAGTCGCCGGTGCGGGCCGTGGTGTCGGCAATGTAGTTGCCGCCGCTCAAGCCGTTCGTGATTTTGTTGTTAGGGAATCCCATAGGTTTTAGTAGTTGATTAGTATTGGTTGACGCGGGCCGTCCACATGCTGGGCTGCCCTTGTTGAAAGTAATATTTGTCGCGCTGGGCGATGAGTTCGGCCTCTGCGAGCTGTTCCATGGCTAGTGCTTTATCAAGCTGTCCGTCTTCGGTTTGCAGATCGCCGGCGAGCATCAAGCCGACAGCTTTTGCGATGACGCTGGGCACTGTCGCGGTGAGGTTGCTGACGCTGTATTCGGTCGGGCGGATGCGGTAGCGGACCCACACACTGGTCGGCAAGTCGCTGTCTTCGGGGAATCTGATGTTGTCTCCGAGCAGCGTGTAGCCGATCTCTCTCGGGTAGACGTTAGTTGCCGGATTGTCCCTCATGACAGAAAAGACCTCGCCCATGGCGGTCTGGCCGCTCTGCTCGTAAGGGATGAAGTAGCCGGTCGTGTCGTTGCCTTCGACGGTGCGGCTTTCAACGCGCATAAGCTCCGGCCAATCGGCCCACTCCCAGCAGTCGGCGATGCGTTCGTTGGCGGCGGCAACGAGCATGGTGCGGGCGCCGGTGGGCACGTTGGCGATGTCGCTGGCGTCATTGCCGACACGTTGCCATGCGCGGAGGAGGATGGACTGGAGAGTTACGGTTCTCATGGTGCTGCCAAAATTGCCAAAGCCTCCCCCGACGCCTCCTCAAACGCATACGGACTGGCATCCCAGTCCCCGCGCTTAAGGTCTGGCTGCGTCACGCCCGCCACAATCAGCGCATCCAACCACGCCTGCACGCTCGCCAGCTTGGCCGAGGACTTGCCTGCCGCGTCGAGTTTCAGCTTGAGGTAAAGCATGGTCGTGCTGCGGTTGCCCGCGAATCCCTGCTGGTCTACCCACTCGGCGGCGGTGTAGGTCGGCGGCACTTCGACCACTGGTTCGGGCGTAAACACTTCCCACCCCTTGCGGACCAGCGTGGCGATGACCGTTTCGTCGGTTTCGGTGCGGGTCTGGTTGTCGTAGCGGAGATTGGTGGTCATTGGCTTGGTGGCGGTTAGTTGCAGGCGATTTTGAAGGAGTAGGCGGCGGCGTGTTCGAGGCGCTTGCGGAGTGGGTCGGCCACCGCAGAAGAGATGATGGCAATCAGACCGATGTCGCCGTTCAATGAGTAATTCGCAATCACTGGCGTGGGGTTGCCGCGAATGTTTCCGACCGATAATCCCGACAGGCCGTTTGAAGTCGTGTTGGTGGCCGTGGTTGTTTTGGTGCCGTTCAGAGCGCCAAAGCGCGGGCCGCCATCAAATCCCCCTGCGGCCACATTCCAGTTGGTGTTGCTGTCGGCAAACTCATGGCGAATGTCTCCAGAGTTCATAACAAACTTGTTGGCGCTATCGCTCGTTGTTCCGCGATAGACAATGCTTTGCGTGGAATTGTATGAATCAAAAATGGTGGCACCGTTTGTGTCGGAACTACTAACTTGAAGCACGATGACGTAGCTGTATGGCTGCGACACTGAGACGCTGCTGCTAATGAGCCTGTCGCCCGCGTTGGTGGCGTTCGACCCGTCAAAGCGCACAACGGGTTGCCCGCCTTGGATGGCGGTTTTGTATAGTGGTTGCAAGGCACCTGTGGCCTGCGTCACGTTCCATCCGCTGCGGCTGGCGTCATCCCATTGCGACACTGCATTTCCGTCCGAGAGTCCGCTGATGCGGCGGGAGTCCAAGACCAGCACGGCCCCTGCGTCTCGCTGATTAAGATGACGGTGGCGGCGTCTCATGTTCAGTTGAAGATGATCTCCACACCCAGCAGGCGGGCGTCTCCGCCGTAAGTGTCGCCTGCCGCATCAGCGTCGCGAGAGACCGTGAACTGGATCGGTTTGTTGGCGGCGGGCGTTCCGCCGATGGTCACGGCACTGGTCGCCGCAGAAACGTGCATATCGTTCGTGGCCAGCAGCGTGTCGGTCACGGTCTGCGGGGTGCCTGTCGCGGTGTCGAGCGCATCGTCGTTGGCGTAGGCAAGGCCGCTTATGCCCCAGACAACATCGTCGGTGCCATCGCCAGCCGCAGAGGCCGTCCAGTAAAAGCGGGCCGTGACGGTGCTATTGTTATAATTGGAAGGCATCACTACCAGCGCATCAGCAAATTCGTCGGTGCCAGCGTCGAAAAGCAACTCGTCAAAGTTCTGGTCGTTGGTCGTGGTTTCGCGGGAATCCACACCGCAGCCTGCGGTGCTCTTGGGAATCCATGCGCTGGCGGGAATCCAGAGGTTTTTGGGGATGTCGGAGGTCAGCGCGATGGTGCCAGAGGCGTTGGGCAGCGTGATACGCCGCATAAACGGCGCATTTGGGGTTAGACCGTAGGAAGTGCCATTCCACACTACTTCCAGCGTTTCGCCATTTTCCAGTTCCTCATACCCGCTTCCGCTTGCGGGGAACACGACAACGCTGTCACGAATAAGCTGAATGTTTAGAATGTCTCCAGCGCCGGAAATCTGGCCGTAAAAACGAAACTTGGGAACGATTGTGGGCGAATCAATGGGCAGCAATATCTGAACATAGACAATCCCAGTGCTGTTATTCAAAACAGAGCGAACCTCAGTTGCTTCAGTAAAGGGGGAGGCACTTAAATCAATCTGCTGCGGGGAGCCGATGCTTGTGGCGGTTATGTTGTATAATGTTTCGGCAGGAGATAGGGCCAAGGTTCCCGACGCATCTGGCACGGTCAGCGTGCGGGTGGTGCCGGTGGTGATGCCGCTGAGTTGGAAGGCTAAATTTTTGGAGCTGTCGCCGCTGTCGTAGAGGAGGAAGTTGGCGTCGTTGAAGACATCGGGGAAGGCGCCAGCATGCGTCCAGTCGTCGGCGCGGACGCCGGTGTTGGCGGTGCGGATGTAGATGCCAGCCGGTTTGCGGGCGAGGAGCCAAGTGCCTTCGGCTTCGCGGACGAGATACGCGCTGTCAACGGCGGGCGAGCCGATGGTCTGCGGGAGGGCGCTGAAGTTCTGCACCTCGCCGTCAATATACGACGATCCGCCGCCTCCACCAGAACCGGTGAAGTCGAAGTTGCCTGTCAGCGGGTTGAACTTGATAGCCATTAGCTGCGGGTCACTGTGGCGATCTTTGCGTCATCGCTGGACGGCGTGCCGCCAACGTAGGTGAAGGTGAGCGTGGCGACCGTTTGGGCGCCTTCCTTGTAGACCACCGTGGCGAGGTTGTTGGTGGTTGAGACGTAATTCAGCTCGACGGCGTTATGCTGGGGAATATTTAGACCGGCGATGTTTCTGACTGAGACGTTGGGATGCATGGGTTAGGCGGCGGGTGCGGCGGTCATGCCGAGTTGCTGGTCTTGGGCCATCTTTTGCAGCGCGGGCTGGGCGCCGGTGCGGCCGATGACGGCGTTTTGCTGCTGCTGCAACTGGAACTGGAAGGCTTGTGCTCTCGCGTCGATCATGCTGCGGAAGATTTCGTCCTGCTGATACCGCTGCTGGACGGCGGGATTCGACTGAATGATGGTCTGCAAGGTTTGCAGGCGGACTTGGGCGTTTTGGCCGCCTTCTTTGAGCGGCGGTTCGGTGCCTGCGGCGATTTTTGCGAAGGCTCCTTGCTCGTCTTCTTGCTCGGCGGCGGTGGCTTGGCCGATGTCTTGGACGAGGATTCCGGCGAGGTTGGGATCAACCGCCTGAAACATGTATTTCACAAGGCCGGCGCGGTCTATGACGCCGAAGCTGTCCAAGGGAACCAAGACTTTGGCCAAGTAGTCTAACTTGGCGCCGAGGGCTTCGGAATCGAGCAGCCGGGCGTCGAACTCGCAGGTCACGTCGAAGCGGCCGCGGATATCGGCGGGGCTGGCGGTGAGCGGGAGATTGGGGTTGCCGGTGACGCGGGCAACTTCTTCCGGCGTCATATACTGCTGGCAGAGGGCGAGCGTCTGGACGAGGCAGAGCTTCATATCCAAGAGCCAGCTATCGACCAGCTCCTGGGTGTGCAGCATGTAGCGTTGCGGCGGGACGGCCTCGCTGATGCGGCCGAAGTAGTTGTCCACATCGTTACGGATGGACATTTCGACTTCGATGCTGCCGGCGTCGGGCTGCGGCGGGTTCATCCAAGAGATCTCGCCGGGGCGGCGCTCGGGGATCTGCACGCCCGGTCCCATGATGAGGTCCATCTTGCCGCGCGCGGCGGGCGTTTTGAGCGGAGGCAAGGTGACGATGCTGGCGCGGTCGCCTCGCATGTCGCGTTGGATTTTGACCTCTTCCTGGGCGGTCTGGACGATCTCCGGCACGCCGCGGGACTCCAAGATGGGGCGTGAGGCGCGCTCGCGGGGCAGCTCGACGAAGGGATAGAGCGCGTGGGCGTAGGGTAAAATGTCGTGGACGGCGGTGCGATCCGGGACGTGGTAGCTGAGGACGGTGCGGGTGACGCGCATCGCCTTGGTGCGGTCGTCGTGCTCCTTCCTGTAGACGTGCCAGATCTCGATCATGTCGCGCTGGTGGTCGTAGAGAAACTGGTCGCTGCGGTGGAGGTTCAGCGAGATGCGGCGGATGTCGCCCTTCTTCTCCACGACTTGCTCGACCCATTTGTCGTCCCAACCCTCAACAGCGGCACGCTCGCGCAACTCCGGTTCGGTCATTAGCTCGCGTCGGGCAACGAACGCGGCACGCTGTAATGAGTAGGTCTGGGCGGGGAAGATGATGTCCTCCCAAGGCTCTAGGGCGGTCCACTGGGGCCGGCTTTCAAAGACGTAGGGCTGCTCCCATTCGACGAAGCCTTTCTCGCGGAACTGGCGGACTTTGGCGGTGGTGCCTAGCTCTGGGATCACTTCGCCCATGAGCTGGGCGGCGAGTTCTTCCTGCTCCGGGTCAAGGACGACTTCAAGGAGGGCTTGCAGGTTGGGATCTTGGGACTCCTGCAGCATCATCATGGCGTCCTCCATGCTGAAGCTCTTGATCTCGGTGCGGGTGGTCTTGATCCAATCAACAGCCATGACGGCGAGGCCGTAGGTCTCGCGGAAGTTGGCGGCGAGCTGCACTTCGCGCCGGAGGTCATCCAAGACGTGCTGGAAGAGGAGCCACTTAAGGACGGACTCCGCGGCGCTGCGCTTGTCGATGTCCATGGACTCGACGGGCTGGACCTGGACGCGCGCCTTGAAGAAGGCGTTCGTGAGCATCGCAATGTGATCCCGGCAAATGGTGTCGGCCAAGCGAACGCGAGAATCTAAACTTTTGTCCCAAGGGAATGGGCGCTTGCCGAGGGCTTCTTGGTGTTTGCGACCGTCGTCGGTCTGGCCGGCCCAGATGCAAAATCTGGTGTTCCAGTTCCTTAATTTTCGCTGGACGTAGCCGCTGCCATCGGCGTCAGCTTCATCGATGTCCGAGAGGATCTCGGAGATTTTTTCGCGGTCGGGTGCTTTGATCATTTAAGGGACAAGCACCGTGGTGCGGCGCGGGGTGTAGTGGACGGCGGTCTCGGGGTGGCGCTTTTTGAAGTCATCGCGCCAGCCTTTGTCGGCCCAGCAACCGGGTTCGGTTTTTTCCCAAGCCCAGTAGACATCGGCGTCGATGCTCATGGTGTGCTGGCCGATGCCTTCAACGGCGCATTGCTCAAGGCGCTCGTTGGCCTGCGCGATGCGCTGCTGCTCAAGGCCGGCCATGACGGCTTTGACGTTCCAACCTGTAAGGAGTTCCTCTTTGACGAGGTGGGCCATCTCATCGCCCAGGTCGTTGGCGATGCCGGTCCAGAGTGAGTCGGCCATCCTGAAAGCTGCGGCGCCCGGAGACGCCGCAGGTGATTCAAGACTTGGTCTGACTTAGAGCTTGTTAAGATCCACGACCGCGAGGAAAATGTGGATTTCTCCAGCATTCAGCTCGAGCAGGTCGTAAGACGCCATCGAAGCAACGGTCGCAATGATCGGGGTGCTCGCCGTGTAGCCAATCGGATTGTCGGCGGCGAAGCGGCGGGACGTGACCGGCGTGCCGTTCGTGTTGATCTGCTGCGAAGCGATCAACTGATCGGTTGTGCCAGAAACGCCGACTTGGATCGTGTTGCTGTTGTAGGCGGTTGTGCCGGTCAACTGGAACGAGGTGACCAGATGGGTCGCCGCATCCTTGATGATGGTGTCGGCGGGCAGGGTGATCAGGGTGATCGTCTGCGCCGTGTTGTCAGTCGCGGTCGTCAGATCGGTGTGATCAAGGACGATCTTGTGCGTGTAGCCAGTCGCTGCTTTGGTTTCGTAGGGAAGCTCGAATGTTTTCAATGTAGTTTCTCCTTGTTAATGATTAGGCTGCGAGCGCCACGTTGGCGGTGAACTTGCCCTGGGACTGCGGGGCCAAGCAGGTGACCGAAGCGATAGCATCGATCAGCGCCCTGGGGCCGCCGCCGAGGTCAGGGAGTTCGCGCATGGCCGGACGCTTGGCGAAGCGGACTTCGCACTGGTCCATGTTGAGCACGAGGCCGGACGAGTTTTTCGCCGTGTCGCTGGAGTTGTTCTGACGCAGATACAGCGAGGGCAACAGACGGAGCGTGCCGAAGTCGCCTTCAAACACATTCACAGCGCTGACGATCTTCTTGGCATCAGCCGAGGTGTTGAACGTGCGGATGCTGAGGGCGTTCGAGGTCGCTCCGGTGCTGAAACGAGTGTACTCAGTGAAGGTGCGCTTGAGCGAAGGTCCGCAGAGGAGCACCATGTCGTCGATCTGGCCGGTCTGCGAGTAGATGCTCTGGAGGAGCGTCTGCACTTGGGACTCGGTCGGGGTGGCGTTGGTATCAACGCTGGCGGTCGGAGTGCGGTAGGCCGCAGGAACCGGGAGGTCGCTCTGCGCAGCCGTGTCGATCCAGCGGAACAATCCGCGGGTGCGATACGGGTTGGCGCCGCTCTGCTCTTGCGACTCGCGGTCGGAACAGAAGGCGGACTCCATATCCCTTTTTGTTTCCAAAAGAGCCTTGGAGACGCCGACCGCAAGCGCCTTGCGACGGCCGATGCCGGCGATGTCGCTGGCCTCTTGGACGAACGTGTCCACCTTAACGGCACGGCGGAACATCTGCCCGCGGGCGCTCAGGAGGGCGCGGTTTTTGGAGGGATCGTCGAACGTGGAAACGTCCGAGTTGCTCAAGACGCCGTCGAATGACGGGTCGTTGTATTTGTCAGCTTGGAAGCTGTAAACGGCAGCGTTGGTGATGTCGGCGCCTTTGCGGGCGGCCGAAACGAAGGGCGTGTTTTTAGCATCGACGATTGTGATTACGTCGCTCAGGTCTTCACGTTGACCTACTGTAGGAAAAATAGTTCCAGCAGACATGATTGGTTGATTCTTTCTTTGTTTGGGTTAGCTAAGAAGACTCTCGGCGAAGGCTTCCAGCGATTGGCGGTCGCCTCGTTCGTAGAGTCGTTTTGCAGCGTCTTTGCTGCTTGTCTTGGTGGCAGATTTGGCTGCGCTAACCGGGGATGCAGGTGTGGGAAGTTTGGCTTCTGATTTTGCTGACGAGACTTTCTTGGCGGCGCTGGCTTTGGCTTTTTGGGCTTCTTGCTTTTGCATGAGCTGCTGTTCGCCGTAGAGGGCGAGGCCGACCCAGTATTCGAC